TTGCGACAGAATGGGGTTGCGATGAGAGAACGGTGAGAATGGCCCGAGTCGGGTTGATTAAAAAAGGGTTCTGCACTTTAGTCGAGGATGGGAAAAGGCAGTACTTGACTCCGACTTATAAAGGCGGTTGCGGATCATTCCGATCCGGTCAGGAGGACAAAACCGGATCAAAACGATCCGCGGATCGAAACGATCCGGATCAATCAGATCCGCAGCGCGGATCATTCCGATCCGCGAGTGCGGATCAAAACGATCCAACCGTACTATATATCAAAAAAGAATGTATTAAGAGAAATGTATTAAGAGAGACCAAAGAGGGGCTAACGCCCCAGGTCGCTTCGCTCCCTTCGCCTTCGGCTCATTGTGTTTCTGATGAAGTTCAGGAGCAGCTAATCAATCCAGCGTTTGTGTCAGAGCCAACAGCACTCGAAGCCCTCGTTGACCAACTCGTAGCAAAGAAGCTTGCAGAAGCCTCTAGAAGCCTCGCAACAACCACGGGCCATAGTGATACTAGCACCGACCCTATTCAAGGGCAGGAAGGTGGCAAAACGGAGCCTACAGCAGCATCAGTGCCGACTATCACAAAGCCAAAGAGCAGCAAGCCGAAAAAAGCCAAAAGCTACACTCAGTTTTCAGAACATGATTTCTTTTGGCCCGATCACTGGACGGGACGTGGAAGACAAGCTTTGCAAACATGGGTTGAGTACAAGCGCGATACAGGGAAAGCCGTTCTGCTCCAGAGCTATCAGCAAGCAATCAAGAACTTCATCGGGGACGAGTCAGGGTTTGTCCTTGCCGTCGATCACTCAATCGCTAACGCCTATCAAGGATTATTTAAACCCAACGGTAACCAGTTACGGGAGGCTCAGAAGCAGCAACAGCAAACACAAATTGAAAGCACCGACTGGCACGATCGCTTGGCTGAACTTTTGGCAATGGAGGACTAGGACATGAACAACAAACAAGTCGAGTTCTTGATCTCTATGCTTCGTGACTGCTTCCCGACCGCCAAGGGCTATGACAGCCCGACAGTGGTTCAGAGTTGGCACACCATGGGCCTATGCGATCTCTCATTCGACAAGGTGCTTGTAGCGGTTCAGAAGGGCATCAAAGAGACCCGGTGGGACTATCCGCCGTCAATCAATGACATCCTGAAAAGCTACAACGATTCCATGCCAAAAGTCCCAATGGACTATGAGGGGCTAGCCGAAAAGTCAGCGGTTAAGAAGGCAATAGACGCAAGGGTGAACAAGAGGTTCCCCTTGATCGACACTAAGCGCCAGTTCAGGGATATCGAGGCATACAACGATGCTGTTGCTATTAACGCCGCCCAGCGAACCAAATACACTAACGAACTCTACAAGGAGGTAAAACCAAAGATTCAAGCGCTAATGAACAGCGGTTTAGGGACGACCAAAATCATCGCTGAAGTGTTTGGCCTGGAGTACGTCCGGCCAACTCACAAGGGGTATTTGGGGCAGAGCACGAAGCAGATCGAAGACCTTGCGAACCAACTGGCGAAGAAACTTCCGGGAGGTGCGTAATGGGCAACTTCTACAAAGACAAGACAGGCAAAACGTTGCCCGAAGGAGTGGTTAGGTTCGAGTGGCGCGACCAGTACGGGCATGTAGTCCCGATGCCAGAGGTTGATGACCCAGAGGTGGTCCAAAAGCGGAAGGAAATTAACGCGCGATACAATGGGTTGATTTACAGATACGCGGTTAGGGAAGGGCAAGAGTAACAACGGAAAAAGGAGAATAGGAGATGGGGGTACTACTACCGTTTAGAAGAAGAAGTAAATGGGACGATCTCTGCGCCAGTGGTCGCTCATATGCTTTGTTGGTGGTGGGATCTGGGTGCTACGAACTAGACGACCCATACCTTGGAGAGAAGACTAGTCTTTGGTTGCAAAACGCAAAAAAACCTCTTGCGGGAGTCATGGAAGTTTTGAGTGTCATATCGACGGACCTTGTAGAATATCCAGCCTCAGCTTTTAGCTTCACAGAGCGAGACGTGTCGAATTTTATAAACGATGGAGAGGCGGGGTATGTGGAAGTCGGAGGATGCCCACAAGTTCACACACATCACAGTAATGGAGGGTGGTACGGGCATTCGATTGGCGGATTGGATTGTTATGAGGTTGGATGCGATCATGAGGGGTGCGCATGGATCATGTGGTGGCTTGATCGTCGGTATAACTTCAAAAGAAGTTGGCACGAAAAAGGAGAGTGGTTGTCTGCATATAGACAAACAGGAAATAGGGGCGGGTACGGCTAACAAGCAGGATTAAATAACGGATAGGGAAAATAGGGATGGACGCAGGACAAGTTAGCGATGGGTACCACACTTTTAATGAGCTATACGAGCATCGGTGTTTAGTCTTTTTGTTGTTATGCGAGCGAGTGGGCGCAGTGAGTTGGCGACCGCATTACGAGGGATGGGACGCGGTTTATTTATACCTCACCCTTAATCCAAAGTCGCAGATAAGTTATCATGTGCCTGTCAAATATAGACCAGCGTATGAGCATTACCCTAAAGCCTCGGAAGGGGAGTGGGACGGACATACGAGCGAGGACGTAGTTACGAGAATGCAACATGAGCTATTGAGAGCAATCGCAGAGCGAAGGCGGAAGCAGGATTAAACAACGGAAAAAGGAGAATAGGAATGGAAGATTGGGAAAAAGTAGTAGTAAGATTTTTAGACAAGATTGAGGGATTGGAAAGTTATCATAGTTGGTGGGATGCGGCGTTCTTAATTGCAGTAGCTACGGGGAAGGGGAAACGAAAGTTTACTCTAAACAGAGAGGAGATTCGGACGATGTCGGAGGGCTTGCAATTTGAGGGGTCGTCGGCTCTAGGGTTCGCTGAAAACCGATTAAACTCGCCGCCGTTAATGGTGGAGGACCGGAAAGGGAAAAAGAAGGTCTTCCCAGCGTATACGATCAAGGAATCGATTGATGGAATTGAATCGGCTTATAACATACGTGGGAGTTTTATCATGACATCTCAGAGGAAAATCACTGATAAGGATTGGAAGTACGAGGTTAAACTATCACCCACCTTTGTCCCTGACGCGATTCTACACGACAAAGACTTACGGGGCGCGGACTTTCGGGGGAAGATGAATGGCGGTTTATTTGTAATGGCTGAACGTTTTTTCGGGACATACGAGAAAGAAGAAGCAGGATTAAACAACGTGTGAGGATGATAAAATGAACAGATTAACAATCGCGGGAACAGTAGAGAAAACGGTGTATCAACTCGGCAACTCAGACAAGGTGGGAGAGTTCTTGATCAAGGTGGCCGATAAGGTTTACAACAAGGATACTCGCAAATCAGAAGAGGGGCACTCCTTCCTGCCCGTTAAGGTTTTCGGCAAGGCTTTAGAGGTAGCACGCAAGCACCTAAGCAGAGGCTCGAAATGCCTCGTGGCGGGGAAGTTGGAAGGGCGCGAGTACAACGGGAAGTACTACACGAGCGTGGTTGCTGAGGAGGTTTTCCCACTCGTAGGAGGGGAAGCAGGACAAGCACCAAGAGCGGGAAGTCATGAGGCACCGCATCAAGTAGGCGCTCCGAGTTGGGCAGAGGACGATATACCTTTTTAGGGGGGGGTGAGATGAATTTATATTTGCTAAAACAGGAGATAAACACGGGCTACGATACTTACGACTCGTGTGTTGTCGCGGCAGAGTCGGAGGAGGACGCAAGGGTTATTCAGCCGAGGGAATTACACTTTGAGCCAGACGACAACTTTAGCGACTGGGCATCACCGGAGTATATCACCGTCATTCTGATCGGAGTAGCAGCGGAGAGCGTGAAAAGAGGGGTGATATGTGCCAGTTTTAACGCAGGGTAGTAGTTTCAGCTAGTTAGCCACTCCCCTGCCCTGTCCAATTAGGTCAAAGCTAGGTCAAATGAGGCCTAGTAGGCCTAAGAAGGGATGGGGGAGGGGAGAAAAAACCGGGACGGGGTTAATCAAATACGGCAATAGAATCCTTATCCTATCCAGCTCCTTCAGCTAGATCTTCTAAAAGACTTACGATGTCACCGCCCGTTTCTTTTGCATCATCGGGAGTGCTAATTTCTTCCGGCGTAATCGTGTTGTCTGGTGTCTTTTCCATCGTCAATCCTTTAGTCAATAGTCGTTCTACGATCTGCGTGCGGGTCTCTCCCGTGCGCTTTTCTTCCGTTGCCAAAGCCTCGACCAGCTCCGGCGGAAACCGAAAGCTGGCGGGCGGGAGGCGCTTAACGTAACCTTTTGCTACTCGCATATTACCTCTCTCCCTTGAGTAGATCTTGTATCGAGGCGCCACGGTTATCGATCCAAAACTTAGCGTCAGTGCGTAGGGCTAGCTTGCGGACAAGAGGGGATATTGTGTCAGCGTCAGTGCCTACCCTCGCTCCTAATTTGCTCAAATACAACGTAGAGCAACCCAGTTGCTTAGCTCGGATATCCTCCGCCCACTCTACTTGCTTGTCCGAGCCAGATAGAGGCGCAGCATCAACAACTAGCTCAGACTTTGCCCCAGGCGTGCCCCATTTGATTGTGATTGTGTGTGTCATGTTAATCCTTGTTATGTCGGCAGCTCACTTGCTACTCCTTAACTGTACTACACGTGTAATACGCATACAAGTACTTTTTAGATCTTTTTTTTAAAAAGTTACCGGTGAGTCACTTTGACCCACAAATGGGGCTTTTTGACCCAGCAAAATTGTGGTACATTATAGGGAGGATGGGAGGGAGCGCGAGCTTGTCTTTATCCGAATTAGCTGTACCACCGACTACCTACCACGATTTATATGTCAGAGGCGGAAGAAGCAGCAGCCCTTTGCAAGTACATGGCCCTACGGCACCCACAAGTTTGGGACCACATGCTGCACATCCCGAACGGCATGAAATCCAACGGCCGATCGGTCAATCAACTCAAAAATCAAGGCTTGAAACCGGGAGTACCGGACTACTTTATAGCCATTCCAGTGGGCAAGTATCACGGGCTCTGGCTCGAGCTAAAAGCAGGCAACGGCAAGGCGTCAGCACTACAAAACGAATGGCTCGAACGGCTAACAATACAAAATTATGCTTGTGTCATCGCGTGGGGTTGGGACAGCGCAAGGCAGTGTATAGAACAATATATTAACGGCTCAGTGGACAAGCTCGTTTTAAAAGAAATGGTGGAGCAATGAGAACCCCAATCATACTTACTTATATCAGTGGACTAGCCAAAGACGTTGAACACACGGACCTTAAAAAAGTCACAATCGAGGATGTTCCGGTGCTCCTTCGGCTACCACACTCCAACTCAATCGGGCTCATCGAGGACGCTTACGGGAGAGCCCCAGACGGCGATCCTTTTACGAGTCGCAAGGAGGCTGAGGAGTGGCTAAAAAGTTGGGTCGGCAAGGAGATCACGAAGCTACAAGACAAGGTTCGGGAGTACGCGGAAGGGCTTCAAGTAGCGTTAGGGAAGGATGTGGAAAGTATCGATGATGGGGTAGAATGAAAACAACAGAAACCCCCATCGAATTGATAGTCCCCTACCATCGCAACAACAAAACCCACAGCTCAACGCAGGTGGACAGGATAGCCCGTAGCATCAAGGAATACGGTTTTAATCAGCCTATCGTGTGCGACAAAGAGGGCGTGATAATCGTAGGCCATGCAAGGTTAGAGGCAGCTAAACAGCTCGGGTTGAAGACTGTTCCGGTACTAACGGCTACCCTCACAGAGCAGCAAGCGCGGGAGTATCGCATACTCGATAACAAGTTATCCGACCAGGCGGAGTATGACTTTGAGGCGCTCAACATTGAGCTTGAAGAGCTTCAGATAGACGGGTTTGACTTGGAGGGGTGGGGGCTTGAATTATTTCAAGAAGAAGCGGACATCGAAGAGATAGAAAGCTCTGAAGACTTCGACCCAGCTCAGGAAGAGTCGCTCTTTGTTAAGGTTGGAGACCAAATAGAGATCGGAAGCCATCGCGTCTTTTGTGGCGATGTTATCGACGCACCAGAATGGCTGTTCGGGATGGGAGGTGGATACTGGGATCTTATGGTGACCGATCCTCCCTATGGCGTCAGTTATGTAGGGAAGACGCAGGATGCTTTGGTTATAGAGAACGACGATCTCGAGGCTGACGAACTAAAGATATTTCTCCAAGAGCGAATGCAGGTGGCGGTAAGGTACGGGACGAAGGGCGCGTCTGTGTACATGGCGGCCCCGCCGGGGCCGCTGAATGAAATCTTTCAGTCCGTGCTGGGCGAGCTTGGCATTCTTCGTCAAACTCTAATATGGCTAAAAGATAGCATGGTGATGGGGAGATCTGACTATCACTATAAGCACGAACCTATCTTGTACGGCTGGATGCCTGGTGCTGCGCACAAGCCTGTGATGGATAGGACTAAGACGACCGTTTGGGAGTTTGCGCGACCAAAGAAGTCAGAGCAGCACCCGACTATGAAGCCAGTCCCCCTATTCGCAGAGGCTATTCTAAACAGCTCCGTTCGTGGGGATCTGGTTTTTGATATGTTTCTAGGGTCGGGCACCACGATAATAGCAGCCGAGGAGACGGGGCGGATAGCGTGCGGGTGTGAATTGTCGCCAAGCTACGCCCAAGGAATAATAATTAGGTACCTAAAGTTTTGTAAGGGCAAGGACAAACCCTTCACTTGCAAGATTAACGGCGAAGACATAACGAGCGAGATGCTTAATGCCGCCTAAGCCAAAAACCCCAACACCAGAGCAGCGACAGAAGGTTAAGACTCTATCAGGGTACGGTCTTAACAATGTACAGATTGCCAACATAATGGACATGTCTCGGCCTACGCTCGAAAAGCACTATAGTGAAGAATTGAGAAAGGGAAAAGATGAAGCTCTAGCCCTAGTCACTAACTCCTTATTTAGCAATATAAAAAAGGGAAACGTCCCATGTATCTTATTCTACTTAAAATGCCAAGCAGGTTGGAAAGAGCGGGATGCGCTAGAATTAACGCCTTCCACGATTGACAAAATAGTCGCCGGTGTAGGCCGTAGTCGTAGCATGTCACACGAAGAATGGGTTAAGTTTGCAGAGGAACAGAAAGCAAAATCGAAACTGAAAGCAGCGAAATAGTCATAGCATGGGAGCCTCAGGAAGGTCCACAGGCGGTCGCCTTATATGCGACTCATGTACACGTATTACTTTTTGGTGGGGCTCGTGGTGGTGGTAAATCGGATTACCTACTAGGCGACTACTATCAGGACGTCTACGAGTATGGGCGCAACTGGCAAGGCATTATGTTTCGGCGGACCTATCCAGAGCTTGAAGGGCTCATTCAGCGCGGTAAGAGCATGTTTCAAGATGCTGAATGGCTGGAAGGTAAGCGCCAGTTTCAATGGCCCAACGGGGCGATTCTCAAGATGCGACATGCTGAAAATGTGTCAGATGTCAGCAAGTATCAGGGTCATCAATATGGATGGGTAGGCTTCGATGAGATTACGAATCAGAAGGATGAGCAGGTGTTCCGGCAGCTACTCGCGATTAACCGTTGGGCAGAGTGTGAGCTACCAACTAAGCGCGTGAGGCTATCAGGCAACCCCGGCGGTCCAGGTCACCAGTGGGTTAAAAAGCTTTTCATCGACCCTAGCCCAGGCGGCTATGAAGTCATTAACGACGGCGACTTTCAGCGGCTATTCATTCCCTCTCGTGTGCAAGACAATCAAATTCTAATGGACGCAGATCCCCGCTATGTCAAAAACCTCGAGTCTATCGGGAGTGCTGAACTCGTTAAGGCATGGCTCGAAGGTGATTGGAACGTGGTGCTAGGTTCATACTTCAGCGAGTTTGGAGCGACTAATGTCATAGCTCCGGTTCCCCTTCCCGCTCATTGGATGCGATTCAGGGCTATGGATTGGGGATTCCATGCTCCTAGTACCTGTTTGTGGATTGCAGTTTCAGATGGCAGTCTTGACGGCATACCAGACGGGGCTCTAGTGGTATACCGAGAGCTACAACGGGCAGGGATGACGGCGGAAGAGTTCGCGCTAACAGTTGAGAGCATGACAGCCGAGACTATCGCATATTCAGTGTGCGACCCTTCGATGTTCGCCAAACAAAGTCAAATTGTCAAAGGCCCATCGCTTGCGGAAGTCTTTCGTGGTCGCGGTATAGCCCTATCGCCCGGCGACAATGAGAGATTGCCTGGTTGGATGCAGATTCGGCAACGCCTCAAAGCGGGAATGCTACTTATATTTAGCACATGCAAAGAGCTGATTGCAGAGTTACCCCTACTACAACACGACAAACTACACCCTGAGGACCTCGACACTACCGGTCAAGACCATTTAGCGGATGCCCTTCGTTACGGGTGCATGAGCCGACCATACATCAAACGCGAGCCAGTCAAGATTAAACCCATTAGAGGGTTTGGTGACTATAACTACAACGATTTACACAGAAGCATAGAAGGGCAATATGAGTAGTACAGAGCACGAAAACAAGGAATGGGCAACCGAATTAACGGCGGCATATAAAAGCCCTAACCGCGAACGCTTCCTACTGCAAGCCAAAAAGGCATGGAGCGCCTACGATGCGGGAGCCAAGGAAGGCGCGAGGAAGTCAGGCGACAGCAGGGACTACGCTATATTCTGGTCTACGATAGAAACGAAGCTACCGTATATATTCTCAAACATCCCTACTCCGAGAACCCGTAGAACAGGAGCAGCAAGTAATCCCATTGATGCCAAGGCTTGCTTTATCTCCGAGGCTTTGATGGAATTGCAGGTAGAAGGGCAAGATTGCGAGTACATCTTTGAGGAGGTGGTTAAGAGCTACCTTATTACCGGCCTAGGCCAGCTATGGGTACGCTACGAGCCAACCATCAGCGTGGACCCGAGTGGGCAGACGGAGGTAGCCCGTGAGGCGGTCCGGTTTGATAGCGTGCACTATGATGACTTCCTCTTTCCAGATGTTCGCAGCTGGTCAGATGTTGAATGGGTAGCACGTCGCATATTCCTGACTGGCGAGGACATCAAAGAGCGGTTCAAGGTCAGCGGTGAGCAGATCGACAAAATGACTTTCAAGACCGGTAACCGTGACGGCGAGACCATCGGCGTTATGAACCTCATGGGCAAGGACGACTTGCAGACTACCGCTATATGGGAGGTGTGGTGCAAGCGTAGTCGGTCGGTGTACTTCTTCTCAGGCGATGAGTTTGACGTGATGTTGACCACCAAGCGACCGTTAGACCCGGTGCGCTTCCGTGGCTTCTTCCCTTGCCCTCGCCCCCTACTTGGCACGACTGGCACGGATACCCTATGGCCGATACCTAACCATGTGTATACGGCTACGAGCGAGGAGACCATACAGGCCAGTAAGAAGACTCAGAGAGCTCTAGTCCGTAAGGCTATGCCGAAAGCCCTATTAAACGGCGAGTTTGGCGACGAGCTTAAGAAACTATGGAATGCTAACGAACCAATAGGGCAGGTGCTTGAGAACTGGATCCAATTCGTCAATAAAGGCGGATTCCAGGGCAACGTAGCATACAGCCCAGTTGAGGAGTACATCAAGGCAGCCCAGACGATGAGCCAACAGATTCAAGAGGAGCTGAACAGCTACTGGGAGCTATGCGGCATTACGGATTTGATGCGAGGTATTGCAGACCCGATGAACGCGGCAGCCACTAACCAGATGATCAGCGACCACGGAGACACAAGGACAGAGCGAATCGTTAAGAAGGTGGCTATATTCTTTAAGCAGGCATACGGCTGCATGTATGATGTGATATGCGACGTGTTCAGCCCACAATCTATGATACGGGATAGCGGCGGGGACATGAACGATCCGAACGCTCAGCAAGCCGTGATGTTGCTCAAAAATGAAGGGCAAAGGCTATTCCGGGTAGCTATCGAGACAGGGACTACCCTCGCAAGCAATAGCGGAACTAATCTCGCCAAGTCTACCGAGATGTTTAACGTGTTGGGCCAAGTCCTAACACTTGCCCTCCAAACCGCCGAAAAGGCTCCTTCCTACGCTCAGGCTATGCACTCGCTCATCATGCACACAGTACGCAGCATGAGCGAAGGTCGCAAGATTGAGGAGGAGCTAGAACAGGCGTTCTTGCAAGGCTTAGAACAGGCCAAACAAGGCCAAGAGCAAGCCATGCAAGCCCAACAGGCCCAACAACAGCAAGAGCAGCAAATGGCCCAGATGCAGCAACAGATGCAAGAGTACCAGATGCAGATTCAGAGCAGGGAAACGGGCGTTAATGAGTTCGAAGCGCAGATTAAGCAGTTTATTGCACAGTCTAATGCACAAATTGAACAGCTTAAGCTACAGATTGAACAGGCTACGGCAGGGCAAAAAGCACAATCCGATGCAACTACAGCTCAGATGACGGCCCAGAAAGCACAAACCGAAGTAGCTAAAGCTCAGGCTGATATGATGTCAGCCCAACAACGGGTAGAATTCGAGGCAGCTAAGGCAAGCCGTGAGCTGGACATTAAAGAAGGCCAGGTACTAGCAGATACGCAGCTCAAAAAGCAGGAGCTAGAGGACAAGCGGATTGTGAATACCGCGGAGCTGTTGACTACGGGGGAAGTGAGGTAGCCGACATGGACCACACACTAATGATCATCGTCGGATTATTAGTGATGTGGGTGGCATATGAGAATTGGGAGGGCAAATAATGGCACGCTACAGATATGATAAAGATACCGGCAGAATGTACGAGGTGGGCGATCCGCAGCACAACCGACGGATACACATCATTAACGACAATGCAGACAGCGAGGGCAAGGGCTACCTATGGCATCCTGCGTTTGATGAGCATGAGCAGCATAAGGCGTATTTTAGCAGCAAGTCCAAGTTTCGAGCAGAGACCAAAGCGCGCGGCTTCGAGGAAACCGGGACTGGTAGAGATCCGGACAAGGAACGGCGGTACAGAGATAACACGAAGGAAGTACAAAGCAAGATGCGAGAGGCTATCATAAGGCACGTCAAATCACTCAATTTAAGGAATCCATAGTATGGACGGCATAGAAATAGGCGCACCGGCAGAGACCACTACAGAGGCGCCACAGGTCAGCGAAAGTAAGAGCTTGAACGACAAGATTGCGAATGTGGTAAAAGCTCGCGTAAAGGAGTTTAGCGACGATGCCTCTAAGGAAGAGGTAAAGCCGGTAGTCTCAGAGACCATAACAAAGCCCGAGGCTGAAAAAACTGAGAAGGTAGCGCCGAAGGAGGTGAAAAAGGCGGAACCTATAGTAGCTAAGGATGAGAAACCCGAGGTAGTTAAGGCTCCAGCATCATGGACTAAAGAGGAAAAGGCGGCATTCGAGAAGCTCCCTCCCGATCTAAAGTCAGTGGTGCATAAAAGAGAGCTAGAGCGAGACGGATACCTAACTACTCAAGGTCGAGAAGTCGCAAAGCTAACGAAAGTGGTCGAGAGCAGCAAGGAGGCCATCGAGGCGCATGAGTACGTTAAGCAGGTAGCAGAAAAGAGCGGAGCCCCTACCACTCGGCACTTTATCGAGCGCATGGTTGAGGCACAAGAGCAATCAGTACGCGATCCAGTGGGTTTTGTCGCAAGGATAACCGACCAGAACCCTATCGGCTTCGTAAAGGCACTAATGCAAAGGTACGACATCGATGTTAGGCAACTTGCAGCCGGTAGGGACGACCTAGCATTTGACATCCAGACGCATCAACAACAAGCAGAGATGCAGCGGATCCAGCGGGAGAATGCTGAAATGCGGCAATACTTCGAGAATCAAAGGCTGCAGCAAGAACAAGCCCAGGTCAGCCAACAGCAACAACAGTATGATCAGGCGGTGGGCTCTATCGCCGATGCTATGGAGCAGTTTTACGGCGAGAAGAGCGAAGGGGAGAGAGAAGCTGCAACGCCATACCTTGAACACGCCGTTCGGGTAGTGGTGGCAGAAGCTGGTCAAAAGGGCGAGCAAATCAATTCCTACGGAGAGCTAATCCGTAGGGCGCACGCTAAGGCCCTAAGGCTTAACGACTCCTACAATCCCCCGCTACCCCAAAGGGCGGACTATGCAAGCAGTCGGGCGGTTAGCCCACACAGTAGAGGCGGATCAGCTACGGGAGTACCGACGAGCAAGCCGTCTGGTAGCTTCAACGACATGGTAGCCCAGATCGCCAGAAACAATTTACGAAAGTACTCGTAAAAGGTATTGACAGTTATGCGTGATTTATGCGTCAATAAAAGCAAAGGCGCATAACTCGCAATCAATATATACAGTGGCAGCTACGACCGTACCCCAGCCACTTAAAACAAACGTAGTCCGGAACAGCTGGATCTTTCCACCTCAGTTATCGGATTAAAAATACTATTTTTTAATCTTTATAACGAGGCAACATCATGGCAGATCCGAACCTCTCCCAGATGACCTCAGCGACGTTTGAAGACGTCACTAAGGTCGTTTATGACAACTTCACAAACAACAACCCACTACTAGGCGAACTCAAGAAAAAAGGAAACATTACCGAGGATTACACCGGTGGTGAATATATCCGACAAACCCTTGCATACGCCGAAAACAGCACCTACACGCACTACAGAGGCGCGGAAAGGCTTAACATCTCCGAAGTTTCTATCCTTTCAGCAGCCAAGTTCGACATCAAGCAAGTAGCCCTTTCCGTGACCATGAACGGGCTTGAAGAAGTGATGAACGCTGGTGAGGCCAAGCTGATTGACTTGTTCCAGACCAAATCAATGGTCCTCAAAGGCACCTTTGAAAACAACTTCGAAGCAGACCTTTTCTCGGCAGGAACGGCATCAGGCGGTAAGCAAATCGGCGGCTTGCAATCCCTAGTAGCAGATACCCCAACGAGCGGTACAGTAGGCGGAATTAACGCAGCTACGTACAGTTGGTGGAGAAACGTTTCTTATGACGCGTCTTCAGACGGGGGCGCAGCTACATCGGCCACAAACATCAAGACCTACCTTGATGCAGTGATGAGGCAAGTCCGACGAGGTCAGGACCTCCCCGATTTCTTAATTGCTGATAATAACTATTACGCTTTTTACGAGACCTACCTAAGCGGCCTACAAAGAATCACCGACGGCGGGTCTGGAAAGGCTCAAGGCTCAGGCGCGGATGAGTTGACCTACAAAGGCCGACGATTCGTTCTAGGCGGCGGCCGTAACGGTTCAGTACCTACGGACCACGTTTACTTCCTGAATACCGACTATATCAAGCTAAAAGAAGCCAAAGGGCGAAAGCTAAAGATGCGCGAAGCAGTCAAGGCGATCGATCAGGATGCTGAAGTGAGCTTGGCACTATGGGCCGGTAACCTCGTGTTGCCAAACAGATTTGTGCACGCTGTGCTTAAAGCTTAATTAGGAGGCTAAGAAATGACTATAGTGAATCAAACAAGTTTCGGGCTGGCGGGAGTTGGCATATACGAGACATCGCTAGATCAAAAATATGCGCTAGGGACTCGGATTCGAATCAACTACGGAGACAATAAAGACAAATCAGCAGAAGTGGTTTATGTGAAATCGCTCGGGAACCGAACGGCTGGGCTTTGTTATGAAATGCCCATGATCTCAGGCACAGATGCGTATCAACTTGATACGATTATCACAACTGCAAACGCGGCGACTCTGTGCGGAGCTGTCGGCAGGTCGGTTCGGGTTTGCGTTCCGTGTGTCGCTTTGGCTACGAGTGAATTTGGGTGGGTCTTTGTTCAGGGCGTTATTCCAATCTTGCTTGGGGCTAACTGTGTTGCGGGCGCTCCGCTTTACACAACGTCCACCAACGGAATGTTAGACGATGCTAGCGCTAGTTCGCATCTACTATCGGGGGTTTGGGCAATAACGACAGTCGGCGGTTCTAATGCAACCACTGATTGTTTTGCACTCAACGATCTATACGTAACTCAAACGGTATAACGACCTATAGCGACCTAAACGGGGGTCTAAAAAGCCCCCTTTTTTAACCTTTTTAAACATAGACATCATGGATTTTTCACAAATACAACACGGCAACGTACAGCTCGACGGGTTGATGTCTAACCCAGAGTTTGCGGACCTCCTCGGCGAAGACTTTAAACAGTCACACGTCAAATGGAACGCTGAAGACGACGCTAAACTGATCGTCAAATTTATTAGCATGCCGAAAATCCTCTCCTTCGTCAGCAAGCAAACCGGCAAACCTAAGCTCATCCAGAGCGACTACGTATCAATAAGGCTCGATGAGTACAGCGAGCACGTTGTAGAGGTGGGCTTTGTTCGTGACGCCTACGGGAAGATTGAAGAAGTGGCAGGAATTCAAATCCCCTCACCTAAGCGTGAGGAGTACTTAGCTCGATTCCCTAAAGCCTGGGAAGCGTACCAACGACAGTTCGAAAGAGCTGAAGGAACGCCGCTAAGCCAGCTTAAAGGCATTACGCTGAATGAGATTGCTCAGCTATCGGTGTACAAGATTCGTACCATTGAGGCGCTCGCAGACTCAACAGACCGGCTCTACATCCCTTCGGGCTCTCAGCCAGCTCATTTGGACCTAAGAGACGGCGGCGGAAGTTACGTAGAGCTAAGAGAGGCAGCTAGACGCTACATCAAGGAGAATGGAGAGTTCGAGGCGGTCGTACAAGCTAAAGCAGAAGCGCAAGCAGAAGCGGCAGCTTTACGCGAAGTGGTCGCAAGGCTACAGGCCGAACTGTCAGCTACTGGACCAACGGCAAGCGAGCAGATCGCAATCCATAACGACCAGCTAGCAAGAGACGCCAAGTTAGAAGCACGAGTAAAAGCAGAGAAACGTTCGTAACCCCTTAGAGGCAAGTTGGCTTTAACGCTATTGCAGATAGTACAAGATGCGGCGGTGCTATGTGGGCTTGACAAACCCTCTAGTGTCGTCGGGTCTACGCATCCTACAGCCGTTAAGGCCCTTGCTATGCTACATGTTGAAGGGGCAGCTCTACGGCGTGATTACAGCTGGGATGTACTAAAAAGGCTTCACACAATCACTTTAGTTGATGGCCAACAAACCTACGCGCTACCAGCAGATTTTGAGCGGCATGTATTCGGCACGCAGTGGGATAGCGGGATGTCACTACCGGCAAGCACGGCAACATCACAAGATTGGCAGTATGTTCAAAACGCCAACTTCGTTTACACATCCTCCAAAATAGCCCGTTTCTGGGGATGGCTTAACAATCAGATTTATTTATATTCAACCCCCGATTCTACCGATGTTGGCAATACTATCACTTTTGAGTATCAATCTGCTACTTGGATCCGTTATCAAACATGGGCGCCAATAACCGCCTACTCATCGGGCAAAAAAGTCTGGTACAACGGTAATCGATATGCGTGGGTATCGGGCACTACAAGTGGCAGCACCCCACCAACTCACACATCGGAGAGTGTTACAGATGGTGGTATAAGTTGGCAGTACCTTAATATATCAAACGGGCTACAGGAGCGATTCGAATTTGATACAGACGTTCCGCTACTTGATGGTGTGGTACTTCAACTATGCCTACAAGCTGCCTTTTATGAGGATCTCGGGCAGTCAGAACAGGCCGGGAATCAACGGGCACGAGCGCAACAATTAGCGGCGCAATGCTGCACTAACCTCAAAGGCATAAGCACCATAGCATTGACCGATATGGGCGTCTCTGAAGGAGCTTTTATGTCTAATAACTCGGTGAGGCTGATATGAGCGCACCAATACCACCAATGAACCCAAGTTGGGCGATGGGCTGGGAGCGTGCTAATGGACGCCCTCCTACACAAAAGGATTGGGAGGCTCAAATCAACCGGCAGAGAAACGGGGGAATTGAGGAGCCTACTACGGCCAGCCAGGCGGCCCAGTTCGCGGGGCCAGTTGGCACCGCCTTAGGGACAATCGCGGCGAGTAAAATCCCGGGATTGCTTGCTTCGGGTACGACCGCAGCAGGAACAGGCGCAGGAATAGCAGGGACTGCGGGAGCTGGAGCAGCGGGCACAACAGGAGCTTCTTTAGCAGCTCCACAAGTACTAGGTGCTAAGTTTGTGAGTGGTAGCGGAACGGGACTATACGGAACAATGAGCGCAGCCGCACCGGTTGCCCTCCCAGTAGCGGCCGCATTAGTCGCCGCATATAACACTAATAAAGCTTATGAAGCTTCAAAGGGGAAATCCGTCGGTGAAATGCTTAGCGATGAAGTTAAAAAGCCACGAACATGGATATCTCCAGTTAGCTTATTAGGCGGTATTTACGGCTCTGTATTCGGAGGCAGACGAACGCGAGAAGAGGAACAGAAATGGAGAGCTTTAGGAGAAGAAGGCTACTCTTTACCCGAATGGGTTTCCAGTAATCAAAATATAGGCGAGGAAGGGGCATGGTCTCGCGCAGATCTTGCCCCCGACTTTATCGGCAAGGCTCCAACGGCAGGCGAGGCACTAGGAATAGGCGCGACCCCAGAAGGGACATGGGTTAATAACAAATTCGCAACATCTCGAGATGAGGCAGATCTACGACCAGAAGACATTTGGGGCTATGCCTCTATGGTAGAAAGGTTCGGACCTGAATACATGAAGACCAGCGAAGAGAATCGAAGAGCCATAGCTCAGAAGGTACTCGATTTAGGTCTCGCAAACGAGCACCACGGGACTATTGATATCGGCGAAAGCGAAGAACTCGACAATGCGTGGAAAGACATGCTAACCGCTCCAAAGAGCGCTAACCAACAGATCGCCGAAACCGTGCAGGATACGGTTAGGAGATACAACAAATGAGCGCCAATAGCGTAACAATACCAACGAGCTTAGGTGGCTGGAATACAGATAGCGCTCCCGATACATTCCCTGCTGAAGACGCAACTGTATTCAAAAACCTCATCCTCGAACGTAGCAAGATAAAGGTTCGGCCAGGTTACTCCGATTATGCGACATTCTCTGGCACATCAGGCGGCAACTGCAAGGCTATCCAACTATCAACAGAGAGCATAACTGATATCCTCGTAGGCACTCGCTATGGGCTTTGGAGTGAAGCGGGCGGTTCTGTATACAGCGATGGGACAAATACTAAGCAATGGCAGTTTTGCACATTCAACAAAAGAGCTTTTGCCGTTGGTTTCACTAACCTAAGCCCGGCGATCACTCGTAGTTGGGACGGCACTACACTAACCTCAAGTCCCTACACCGGGGCGGGTAGCATCTCGTACTTTTGCCCTCACCGAAACCGCATGTATGTACTCGGCACTGATAGCGGCACAGTTAACCTATTCTACAGCGGAGTTAATGCCGTATCGGGTGCGGTTACGCTCTTTGATGCCAACTCAATGTTACGAAAGGCCGGGTATCTGGTTGGAATAGGCTCTCTAAGCAGAGAGACGGGGGCAGGAGATAAAAGCCAACTCGCCTTATTCTCAAGTACTGGCGAGATCTTAATTTACGATGGAGACTACCCGGGCGCTACTGACTGGGTACTAGTTCGCCGTCTCAACACTCCTCCACCAATAACCGATAACAGATCCTTTGATGTTTTGTGTCAAGTCTCAGATGATTTATGGATCTTAACAGTAGCGGGAGTATTTAGCTTGCAAGCCCTCTTAAGCGGTAGCCGTGATTCTATCGCGGTAAAAGCTACTCAATGGATGATAGACAATTGGGATTTAGCGACATATGGGAGTAACGACTTCCCAAACTACAGTATGTGCTACTACGGGCGAAAGAACTCGGTAATCATCAATATGGTGACGGACAATACCGGAACCCACACCTACGATCAGGTTGTCGTCAACCTTGGCACGGGCTCAGTTTATCGGTGGTCGGATATTCCAGTTCAGTGGTTTTTTGATTGCGGCTACACGCTTAAAGGCATCGGCAAGCGGAACAACAACAACATTTACACGATGTGGATAGGCACGACCGATGACGGTGCGGCTATAGCATGGGAATACGGCAGCCCGTGGACGCAACTCGGCACGCCAAACAGCAAAAAAGTGTCGTCCATTAAGCCCGTAATCAAATCAGCGGCAGCAGACAGCCTAACAACTAAACTAGACGCCGATCTAGTTGAGAGTAATAACGGGTACACATCAACGCTAGTGGCTAACACGTATCAACAGGGCTGGATTCCGGTAATCGGCAGTGGCAAGCGGTTCAGGGTCCGCTTGTCGGGCAGCACATCAGTCGCCACAGAGTTAGGCAGCATCGAAGCTTTAGTATCCCAAGGGAGTAGTAAATAATGGCATTAACAGCAGCCCAGAAAAAGAAGTTCTTCAGAATACGCAAGGAGCAGGGACCCGAGGCGGCTGAAGTTTTCCGCACTCAAGTTACGGGCGGCGCAGAAGTTACACCGGGAGCACCAGCGGGAGCACCTCCTTCGATAGACCTCAGCAACCCTCAGAGCGTCATCAATGCTCAAGGGCAGATGAACGACCGTACAGTAACGCAATCAACCCCGAACGTTACTAACGACTTCGGATCTCGCACGATAACAACCGATCCCGTTACTGGGCAGAAGACTGTTGCCGAGGGGCTAACCGGCGCAAACAAAGCGCTAATGGAGCAAGGTCAAGCCAATCAGGGCATGATCAACTCTGAGTTTGCCAGACAAATGGGATTTGCAAGCGAGCAAGGCAGGTTCGACCCAAGCAAAGGCCAGACTGCGCAAAATGCTTTCGACCCTTCCAGTATGGGCAAGCTTCCCGAGTACCAAGACCCACGAGCAGGGTTGAGCCAACTTCCAAGCTGGGAGGACCCACGAAAGACGCAAATACAGGCTCCCGGAAGCTTTCGGGACATGCAACAGCAGACATACCAGAACGCCTTGCAGGACTACACCTCATCGGTCAGGGAAGACCAGAGCTTCCGGCGTGACGCCTTAGAGCAACAAATGGCGAACGAAGGCATACCGCGCGATAGCGTCAAGTATCAAAGAGCCATGGCGCAGTTTGAGAAGACAGCTAATGAGGGCATCAATCAAGCTACGAGGGCAGCTTATCGCGATTCCATGGACGTTGGGAGCCAAGCGTTCCAAAACCAACTCGCAGGACAAGGGCAAGAGTTTAACCAGAACTATTCAACAGGCGATCAGCGGTTTAACCAGAGCTACAACGCACGAGGTCAAGCCTTTGGGGAAAACCGAGCAACGGGGCAGGATCAGTTTGATAGGGCTTATAACGCACGCGCGCAGAACGCGGGGTTTCAGGCTCAAGCATTCGGGCAGCAAGGCCAGCTTAACGACAGAGCGGAGCGGATGAATCAGAGCGAATACATGATGCCGCACCAGATCGCAGGGCAATACATGGGCACACAAGGGCGATTTGAAAACCCAAACATGGGACCAACGCAGAGTATTAACACACCACAAATTGACGCGCTAGGCTATAGCACTAACTACCTCAACAGAAGCCAGCAAGGCGATCAGTTTGGCGCAACGATGGACTTTAATCGCTGGAAGGCTCAAGGGGACTGGAACACTTCTAGATCCAACGCGGCATCTTCGGGGAATCCTCTCGCTAATCAAAAAGAGATGGCGCGATACCAGGACGAGTTGGCACGAAATCGATGGTGGGAACAGCAAGGAGCTACAGCAAACCAAGGACCACAACAACCCGGATGGGGTGAGGTGGCCGGTAACGCAGTAGGTGCGGCAGTGAGCGGATTTGGTCAGGGCTTAGTTAATAACAGAAGAAGCTAATATGTGGTGGAACCAAAACAGAATGGGCGGTTACGGCTACGGCGGAATGCAACAACCACAGTTTCAAGGCGGACGGGGCAATACTCAACAGTCGCAATGGGGTGGCGGCTATCAGCCACAACAGAACTTTGGCGGGTTCGGCGGCTCTCCTTTCGGTAACGGTCAGCAATGGCAAGGCGGCGGGCAAAACTGGGGTGGTGGCTACGGCTACAACCAACCACAGCAACAACCATACTTCGGCGGAATGATGGGCTATCAGCCAGAGCAACGGCAGAGCTACGGGCAGTTTAATCAACCGCAACAAGGCCAGTACAACCAAGGCGGCGACATGGGGTTTAAGCAACCGAGCATAAACCAAGGCGGTCGTCAAGCCTACGGCGATTCGATGGGCAAATTCAGCGGCGGAGGCTGGAAATGAGCTACTACGATCCCCTCTTACAAGAGCTTGAACAGCTAGACCAGCCGAACTACTTGACGCAGTCCGGCCAAGCGATGTCCATGCGCGGTGCTCCTATTCAAGTTGGCGGCGGCTTTTGGTCGAACCTAGCAGCGCAACTTGTACCGGGACTACTCGGCGCGGGAATGTCGTATTTGGGGCAGCAGCAGAATCGAGGCGCAGAAGCGGATCTATTGGAAGCGGCAAAGCTCCAAGACCCTGTAGCAATAGCGGCAAAGCTCGAAGCGGGCGGGTATAAAGGAGTCGCGGCAAAGGTATTGTTTGCGGCTCAGGCGCAGAAGGCAGAAGAGGCGGCGAAATTAAAGCTCATTCAGGACGAGTGGGAAAATACAACCAAAAAGACTTGGGATCTGCAAAAGACCGACAGAGATCGAGATTACACGCTAAAAGAGAAGCAGATCAACGCGACGATAGGAGCGAATGACGCAACCAGATACGCAGCGGACCAGTCGAAAGCGGCTCAACTAGCAGCGGCAAAACTCAATGCGGCCATGGCAACAGAGGAAAAGCTAAACAATACGTTTGATACATCAAAGGCCATTACCACATACGAGGACATGGCAAGCGGCGCACGCTCTTTGATAGATTTTGCTAACAAGAAAGAAGTTACCGGAACCGACATGATCGCGGCTGGAAAGGTCATGTCTGTCATTATCAGAAATGAAGCCGTGAATGAGGGGGACACGAAGGCAATAAACGAAGCAGGAGGATTAGATCAGTACGTCAAAAATAAAACCGCCTATTACATGAACAAAGGCGCGCAAGACCCAAGCGTTTTGCAGCCATACCTAGGCACGGCAAACAGTATGCTCGAAGGCAAGAGATCTCAAGCCGAATCCGTCTATAACGCACTACAGAATAGAGCAGCCGATTACAGCAAGTTCAACGAGTACCTTTCTCCTGGTCGCGTAGGTCGCCCACTATCACCAAACCCAATAGCAGAGGCGATGGCGAAAAAGGAGCAGGAGGCGTCAAAGCTAACACAAGGGCCACAGGCGGTGCAGATGCCAAAAGCAGTAACGGCTCCAGTAATTCCCGCAGGGAAGAAGAGCGGCGACACATGGACAGAGGGTGGATACCAGTATCGGATAGTTGGAACGGACATCCAAAAGAGGGCGATTAAGTAATGGCGGATGAGTGGGAAACAATAGGGACTTTGCCAGCGTCACAGAGTGACGGATGGGAGACCGTGGGCAGCACGTTAGCACCGGAGCGCACCTGGACCCGTGCCATTGCCGAAAACATCGCGCCTCTTATCAGCTCAAACCCCAATGCGGTGAATGCGCTCGAAGGGTCCTTGCTACAACAGCAAGGCGAAATAGAGGGCGTTAGTCGGTCGTTTATGAACGGCTACACGGCAGGGTTTGGGGATGAGGCATTAGCGGCCAAAGATCCAGCGTTCGCAAGCCAATACCGCGCAGATTCTAAAGCATTTGCCGAACAAAACCCCGTACTCAACTTCATTGGGAACGTCGGAGGCGGCATCGTCTCTCCTCTTAATAAACTTGCGCTACTTGGTAAGCTCAAATCTGTGGCTCCAGTAGCGGCGGCACTGCCGGGATACATAAGAACGGCTCTTAACGTAGGCTCCCAAGCAGCCGTGCAAGGGTATGGAGAAGGGGAAGGAGACTGGAGTACTCGCCTAGCATCCTCGGTAGCATCAGCCCCGATAGCGGCGGCGTTTGGTGGTGGTCTTAATGTTGTCGGCGGAGTCGGGACTAAATACCTCGGGCCAAAGGTAGACCCGATCATCAAAAAGATTGCAGAGCTAACGGGCTACGATGCGCCTTCGCGCGAGGTAATAGAAGCGGCTACTACAAGAATGAGAGACGCACAACAGGCAGAGATCCCAGGGTACGCTGTAATCGACGCACTACAGCCAGCATATGTGCCGGGCGCTCCAACATCAAAAAGCACTATCGGTGCCTATGTAAGAGGCGCCACCAAGGGCAGTATGGGTGACGGCGCAATGGCGGATGCCCATACACTTATTTATAGTCGCCTTCCCTCGCCTCTAAGGGCAACGGAGAAGGTGCTTGACGCAATATCACCGGGGCTAGACCCAGAAGATGCAAATATCCTCATAACACAGGCGTCAAAGGGGGCAATAAAAGAAGCCAAGGCTGAACGCGCTAAAATTACAGGGCCATTATACGAGGCGATAAAAGAAGAGTTTCCTACTGTCAAACCACAAGCAAGCGGAAAGCTTTTTGACTTTACGCCAGTTGAGAAAACAGACGCCGACCAGCTTATAAAGAACAAGTATATCAAGAGCGAGTTAAATCAGATTCGGGCGGCATACGCGCCAGACGATGTTAAGCTAGGCGCACATCCTGAAGATTGGAGCACCGACACATGGATTAGCGTTCGGTCTCGATTGCAAAAGCGGATACAAAACACACTCGCCAGCACATCGGAGACTAGGGGTAATGACGCAAGAGATTTAGGCGGCGTACTCGATCGAGTGGATACTATGCTATCCAAGATAACAGGCGGCAAAACCGACGAGGCAAAGGCGGTCTATGCAGCTATTACACAATCACAACCAGAAGTGTTTGACCCAGACGGTATCATTGCACGACTAGCCAAGACCAAGACGGCGCGGAACACTCTAGGGGCAACCAAAGATGTTTGGGGTAATGCCGCTCGAAGCGTTAAAAATGTGGGCCGCATAGAGGATCGGCTAGGTAATCAGGTGAACCGGGCAGGATTCCGCGCGGTCAGTGGGGAGATGTTACCAGATCGCAAATTCTCAAACGCAGCAAAAACATTACTCGAATCTGATAGGTGGACGCAGCAAGCAGAGCAAATACTAACCGCTTCAGAGGTGGCAGATCTTACAAGAAAACTCAACTACCTTCACACCATCTCTGACAACAACAATTTTTTAACCGGGAACAGCACGACGGCAAGCGAAGTCATGAGTTCTATGCAAGACGCGCCAACCAACTTAAAGCCCGAGATTAATCCACTAAGGTGGGTAGCTAACGCAATAGCAGAATCGCGCGGAATGTTAGCTAGGGATACGCGAAACAAGATGCTTCACACCGTCATGAAGTCAGGTGATGAAGGCATAGCTACACTAGACGACGTTGCGCGATACATGCAAGAGGCGCAGCTATTTAGAGATAAAGCGGAGCCATGGAGGCAGATAGGACTAAGCACCGGGAAAAACATAGGGCCTAATGACATCATGGCAATAATTAGAGGACTTACAGGAGGATAGTAAATGGCATTAACCAACAGCGTACTAATAACAGACAACGTAGCAGACACCCAAGTCAACCAACGCACGGCCACCACCGACACAGCAGAAAACGCATGGGTAGCAGCACAAGGCACAGGCAAGCGGATCTATCTCTTAGGTCTCGACTGGAGCGACGGGTCAGCTACGGTGATCACCATCAAGAGCGCAGCCGATACTATTGCAGTATTCGACTTAGCGGCCCACAGGGGCATTTCGGCCCCACTAACAATCCCCATCATGACGAATCTTAACGAAGCGCTAAATATCACCACATCAGCAATTGGGGTACTTCGTATCGCGTGGACCACTGATCAAAGAATAGCCTATAAACTACGAGTAATCTAATGGCAAGCGCAATTGAGACCACAGAATCACGAGCTTTTTACGTTGCCGGGCAGAATATCGGTACAATTATCCAAACTTGTATAGAGTTTGATGATAGCTCAGATGTGACAATAGCCACACCGACCAGCCCGGAGTGCATCTTTTTGTTAGCGTACGACTATGCCGTAACGTCAGCCCACTCCCTGGTTTTTAAAAGCGGAACGGGTATCGTTAAGAGCTTGTCCTTTAGCGGGGCGACAAGTTTTGTTAGTGGCTATGTTAATACCGGATTATTATTTACCGGAGCAGGCGAAGCGCTTAAAGCATCTTTAACAACTCCAGGATATCTCACAACCTTTCACACCACATCGCACGAGCTAGCGGCGGCGTTTTTGAGAAAGAGCATATAATGACAAAGATTAATAGCCTCAACATTAGAATTAGTGGAGCCGATCTCCGTGTTGAAACCGTCGATACTACTCCAGATTTTGCAGGGTTTGCGCCCTGGGTGGAATCGCTAACTTTAGCGCAATGGCAGACAAATACCGGATTGACGGCGCTGCAATATATAAATGCTCAGGACAGTAAATCCGTAACGCTTGGCATCCCCGATTTTGCCGATGTAGTAGCGGATAAAACCTCCAACAATCACGATATTGATTTCGATCCAGCAAGCAGACTGTTCAATCTTACGACTACTAACGGGATTTTGGCGGAGGTCTCAAACGGCTTTAACTCTACAGTGTGTGCGAGCTTTACCGGGAACCCCGTATCAAATCCAATGATCCTTGCGTACTGCTTTCAGATTTCACGCACTCCGACAGCAACAGAAACGTTAATGTCGTTTGGTGCTACCGCTTCAGACGTTTTTCGCAGCTTAGAAATTACGACGTCTCGCTACATCCAATACTCCTACAAGGACAACAGCGGAAATACGCTAACTAAAACAGGCTCTACGGTCATCCCTTTCGACAGAAAGATTATGGTCTTTTTGTTCCTCGAAAGAACAAAAGTGCGCGTGTTTTTGCACGATGGCGTATCCTTAGATCACGATCTCGAAATAACTAACGAGGGCGCCTTTAACGTCTCATCAACCCTTGACATTCAGGCGATTAATTGCAAATCAGCTAACGGCGCTATCAGCCAAGAGCGTACCAGCGGCTACTACTTCGGGCACGTACTGGCGGAAGCGGTAGCATTAAATACGTTTACGATTATCGAGCAGACCTGCGGCATGTTTGGCGTACCTTATGCCCTAACCGATGTCTCTACGCTTGACTCTGGTATCGTTAGCTTAATCCAAGGGCCGGGCGCGGGTAACTTAGCTACTCCAAAAGCCGACGTGGTGGACCTTGTAGCGGGTACTGTATTTACAGCTAATGGAACACTTCCAACAGCCGGAGACGGCAAGTTTCACAAAGCCATACAGCTAACTAACTTTACCTCAGCGATCTTTCTAAAAGCCACAACGCCCGCAGCGTGGGATTTGTTCGGCTCAAGCGCAGACTTCACACTAGCCTTGAGATATAAAACCGGCACGCTTGACGCTTCAAACCGTACCATTTTACACTTCGGCGACAGTACGACACAATACTGGAAGCTCAGCCACAACAACGGCCCGATTTTATTTGTAGTTGACGCATCGACAAAGGCAACATCAGCAACTTCGTTAGCTAGTGACACATGGTACACGATAATTCTAAAACGGGCCTCTAGTGTCGTAACGCTACAAGTAAACGGAGAAACCCCGGTAACGGCATCAGCTCCCGGCACTCGTAGCGTGGTGGGGCAAGCTTTTACATTAGGTGGTTCGTGGGCTACGTCCACAACTAGCCAGTTTCTAGGGCGTGGCTTGATTGATTGCATTGCCTTATACAATAGAGCACTTACGTCGGATGAGATTATCCAGCTACGCAAAGGAGAGGCAGGGCGAGACGGCTTCTTCTCTTACCTCTCCTCTGATATTTACGTTGATGGTGGCAGTAGCGTGGTGTACGAGTATAGAGGGCCGCAAATTGCAGCGACTAACAATAATGCCCTACCCTTAACCGGCGCGGTTGCTTCGGGGAACAGTGCAACCTACCTCAGCTTTAAATCGCCAAGATCGGGCATATTAAAGGCCGTGGATTTTTGGTGGAAGTCAAAGTCTACTGGGGTTTATGCAGCAGGAACGGGCGGTACATACACCTTAAGCGTGAGAACAGACAGTGCGGGGATTCCTTCATCAACAGTAGTGGCGCAAGTTACGGGGATTACGGGCTTTGACAGAGGCTCGACGAACGGCAATACAAGTCAAGATTTTAGAAGTCATACACTAACCCCAATAACCGGCGGCGGCGCGATTGTAGCGGGCACGCAATATCATCTTTGCATACTCAACACCGACGCCAGCCCGACAGCTAACTACATGTCACTTAACGGCTCAGCGGTATATAGCAATAGCAGGTCTTTAAACCGCCCGACTATGGATAACTTTACAGACTTTGCTATGAGGCTGGGGAACGGCTACGGCGGCGGGGCGTTCAATAGCTACACGTCAGGAGTAACTACAGGCAATGCGGTAAACGTAACCTTCCACGTTGATACAGACAGCAGCGGAACGGCTGATTTCTGGTTTGGTAATCCATGGACGGATCCAGTATCCGGCAATTCAGGCGCCACATCGGTCCCTTTTAGTGGCGCAACTCGGATTCGGCAAAAACTACCGATAGCGGCAGGAGATAGCTTTACTATCACATCGGTGAACGTCGCACTCACTAGAATCGGGGCAAGCACGGGGGTCTCGTACCGCTTTTTGGCCTCTAACGGGACTACTGTGCTCGCAAGCGGGACAATCTCAGAGTCTAACTTTCCGTCCTTCGCGGCGCCTAGCAGCACATCAAATCCATCATGGGGCAAGGCGGTATTGTCCAGTCCGTTAGCAATAACAGGCGGGAACACGTACTACCTCGAACTATGGGCCGCATCCGGTACGTATTACCCGAGCGTTATGAACCACCAGTCGCCGACCTACGGATCGTCAGCGATACAGGGGGCAAATGGGACTCGCGGGGGGTGGTATGGTGGGGTAAACGGAATTTTGCAACGGAGCACTAACAGTGGCGCCTCATATGGTACGTATGACAGCGGGAAGAGGTGCTTAGCTTTCTATTTTGAGGTAACCGTACCTTAGATTAAGCAGTTTATTTTTGCAGTTACTTTTTATTTAAAGAGGATTGTTATGAGCAGAGAACTAGTTATCAGCCGCATTCGGGATTTCTTCACAGAAGCTTTAGCGGCGGATGTTTTTCCTCTCGAAGAGTCTATCCGATTCTGCAGGGAGCTTGAACCGCTACTTGTTGAGACCTCCACCCTAGAAGCTAGAAGCGTGGCCCTGAGTAATCAAATCACTGGGTTCTTGACTAAATACCCTGCTACAGACAAGCCAGACTATCGCGAACTACCGACGCTGAAAGTAGAAGTGGCGAAGGTGCAAGCGGACCTCGAAGCCGCAAAGCTCAAAATCGCCAAGCTCGAAGCGGAGAGGATCGTAATAGTCGAGAAAATTAAGGAAGGACCGATTATTGAACCAGTAGTTGAGCCCGAGCCTGTAGTATGAAGATCCACCTAGAATTTGAGCCTCATGAGCAACAGGAAGTAATCGACTACCTGCAAGCGCAAGACGAAGCCGCTATCCTGCATGACCTTCGGGGCTCTATTCGCCGCATTTTGAAGCACTCGGATGATGAGGAACTGATTAAGTGTGCAGAGTGGGCAAGGGTTGAATTGGAGAAATTGGAGGATTAATGGCGAAACCCCTTCTACACGGCTTAACGCTAGAAAAGTGGCGACTGATACAGCAAGCGGCGGTAGTCCTTGAAGTACCAGCTTTGCACTTGGCGGCGGTAATAGCCTTTGAGACAGGGGAGAGTTTTAGCTCCCAAGTCGCTAACCCCCTATCGGGCGCCGTAGGATTGATACAATTCACACCCATGGGCTACGAGTCGATCAAGGGGCGTGGCTACAGCTACAGAGACCTGCGGTTAATGACTTTCGAGGAGCAGCTACTCGGGCCGGTCATTGATTATCTGATAGCTAACAAGGCAGTAGGACGCAAAGAGCTTGCAGACCTCTATATGGCAGTCCTAGCCCCGCGATTCGTGACTAGGCCCGTGGAATCTGTGCTGTACCGGGCGCCCAATAAATCGTATACTCAGAATAAGGGCCTTGACGATGCGAAAAAAGGCTATATTACAAAAGCTGATGCGGCGCAGGAGGTTTTAAAGAAGCTTGAAAGAGTGAAGGCAAGAGTTAAAAAATTGGAGGCAACATGTCAAAGTTAGAGATCGGCTTAGTGCTACAAGTAATCAGTTTTCTCGAAGGCATTTGGGAAACATTTAACGACGGCGATAGAAGCGACGACTTTGACGATGGAGTTAAGTCTCTAAAGCGGGCGTTCCGGTTTAGCGATGACTGTGAACATAAAGAAGAGAAGGAAGAGTAACATGTTAGCGAACACCGGTACCCTACCCCCTCGGCTTGTCTACCTCGGCCTTTACGACAGCGGCCAAGCTGGGGTTTTGCCTATACAGATTTGGGTGATGCGATGAATTTAAGCGTAGGCGATATTACAGGACATCTCGAATCAATCGGGCAGTTAATAATCGCCCTTGGATCGCTCGGATTGTTTGGCAAAATTTGGCAGGGTGTCGGGTTGCTGAAGAACATTGAACTAGAAGTCCGCAGCATCCAGACGCGGATCTCTACTGTTGATTTCCGGATCACAACAGTCGAGAAATTCATGTCCGAATCTCAGAGAGATAGGGAGGGGTTGCATATTGCAATAGAAGCCCTCGAGCGTAGAGTTGCCACGCTCGAAGATCGGGAAGGTTAATCTTCTTTCTTATTCTCCTAGCAAGAAGATAGCCTTCACAGGTCGTTCGTCATCATCGCTGTAATAATCTTCATCGTCTTCGGGTTCGCCGATATCTCCCGGCGAATAATCGTTACCGTCAAGAACGTGCCAACCTATTACGATGTTGACCACTTCGTACGCGTGCCCAACTCCCAACTCTTGCCCGTGTAAAACTTCCGCATCTTGCGGCAGCTTTCTCAGCTTCTTAATCAACTCTTTAACTTTCATTCCGTCCCCTTTATATCTTTAGCCTTGTAGAATTTCTTGACTACCTTCAACAGCGCCTTGACATTCTTTATCGGAATAGACTTATCCGATTCGGAGATCTCCTTTTCGATTAGTTGGATCAGTTTAAACATCTTCAACATTGTCGTAGTATCGGTTTCAATCAGTTCTTTCATTGTTCATAATCTCCAATTTACATTCGCCAAACTTCACGATCCACTTTGCCTTTGGGTTAAGGCTCAACGGGCCTTTATAGTGCGAACGCTCTCCTATGCCGTCCGGATTCGCACAAGCATTAAACGGCAACTTCTCGCACTTCTTAACCGTACAAACTTCCACAGATTCAAACGTCCGAATATCACCACTCAGCAGAAAGGCAAAATTCTTCGGGTTCGTGTCAGACCGCTTAAACAGCGTGCCTCCTTTGCCATCGCCAAAGATTGCAGACTTGCAAGACTTCAAAGGCGCATGAGGGGCGCACCTATTTGCTGGCGTCGGCAAGATGGTAGGTGCTTCTCCTATCGTCGGCGTAGGAGTAGGCACCGGCGTAGGCGGCTTACTCGGCGACTCTGGGAGGGGACAGCCGGTTAAGAGTAGGCTAGTCAGTAGTAGTTTCTTCATTTGCGCCCTTTCGGTTTATTTAATTCACTTTCCGCTATTTCCGCCATCTCCCTTATTGGCACCTCCTCTATTCCGCTATCATCAAAAAGCACATCTCCGTATTCCCTCATAGCCTGCACTACCTTTGCCCACACATCATGATTGCCGACAACAGAGATAGTGCAGCACCAATCAAGATCCTCGTTCAGTGTCCAAATATGGCCGTTTTCTTGACAGCCGGAGCATCGGCAAGAGGCTCTGACAATTTTAATTTTAGGTTTCACTTCCATCCCTTTCCCTTCAAAGCATTCCGTTGTTTCTTCGTCAGTAGCCCGTCATACTTCGTGCTCGGGTACCGCTTCCTCATCTCCACATTCAAGCAGCCCTTTTGGCTCTCCACTAGTCCCAAGGTTCGCCCGTAGCGGTCTTTTCCGAACCGCTCGATAGTCACGTAGTTACCGGCCAATTCAACAAGCTCGCTCGATGCTTGCTTGTATTTGCCTTCTCCCCTTTCGGGAGTATCAACGCCTATTAACCGCACCGTCTCCACATTCGGATCGCGAGCGGGGCAGAGGATCTTGATTGTATCGCCATCCACCCCCCGCACTACGACACACTCAAACGGCTGGCCAAATGCTACTTTGGCCAGCCCGATCCACATCACTAAGCACAATAGAATCGAGAAAAACCGCAACATCACAGTCGTGCAATGCTCAGTGTCCATTCAGCTCCTTTAACTTATGTTTCAACATCTTTAGCGTCCATTGCTTGTCAAGGTTCAGGGCTTCACAAACTTGCGAAAAGCTATAGCCGTCCTCGTCCTTTAAAAACCAGCTCAAGGCTTTCTGCCTCCAATTTTCCAGATCCTTGACCGACCCCGAGTGTGTTTCATGTTCCATCACGTCCTTAATAGCCCTTTTCAAGACTTCAAAAGCTAGCACCTGTTCCGGACTCAACTGCGCCTGTGAGAAATTTCCGTTTGTTATCTTGTTAAAATCAAACCTCATTGCTCCCCTCCCCAACTCATTGTTTCTCTTTCCGACATTCGATGTAACATCCTCCCATCCTCTGACCAGACCATTTTGCTTGACGGCTCAGGCGTAACACTCGCTACATTATGCACAGCCTTTATCGGCTCGTCACTCCTAAACTTTACTTCAATAACATCGCCATTTGCCCGTTTTACCGACACTTCACGGGCGATAGTGGCGTAGGCTCGCAAGTCGTTTAATAAGTCGTCCATTAGTTCCGGCAGTATGTCGGAGTCTTCGTCTTCTGCTTCATCCTCTACCGCCACGGATGGACGGCGGGAGATAAGACAAGCGAAACCGAAGATGCCAAGAATTGTGTAGATCGCTTCAGGTTCCATATAAATCCATCTCCCAATGTCCAGCCCTATCGTTCCACTGGAAACCACGGAGCTTTAGTTTATGTCGCACGTGGTACGTGTTAGGACCAGACGCTACAAACTTTCCGTCGGTATACTTAACATCGATAAAAACCTTCTCGTTTCCCGTGATCTCTACGCAAGCCTCAGCAAGTTCTTCCTGAATCGCGCTTGCTAGCTTCTTGTGCTTCTTTGCCGCGATTATTTGTTTGGCATCCATTACAAAAACCTCCGGTCTAAATATTTAACAACCCGTCTCCCTATCTCTGATCGGTACCAGATATATTCCTGGATTTTGTCGTGGTCGTAAACATCATCCCACCTTGATATAAAACTGCGTACATGCCCGAATTTTCTTTTTAAATAATCGTCTATAGGTCTCCCTATATCCATCTTAATCGGCTCATGCTCAGGATGTTCGCTCATGTAGACCCATAGCCTAGGAAGACTAATTTCTTCATTTCGGAACTGAGATTTGTCTGTTATGTTTGCATCGTTAGTCGTTCTAATTTTTATACTTCTATTAAACCACCAAAGTTCATACCGGGTAACGTGACGGATGTTTAATCTTCTGTTTTTTATTTTTATAAAGCTGGATTTCATTGTGGATCTCCTATTTTAAAAGGCAGACTTTAACCGGTCTGCCAGCGGTGTAGGGGGTGACTTATGCGGCGCATCCCTGCTCTATTTGCTGCGCCTCTAGCGCGTCATTCAAATCGGCAAGAACGCTATACTGCAACTTGCTATCCGTAACCTCGTTTAGCCTCTTAAGGCTATACCGAGCTTTGATTTCGTTTGCGACATCAACCGGGTTCACAAGGGCCTTTAAGATTTCGTTTGCAGCCTTGACATACTCAGCTTGGGCGCTCCGGTCCAACGGTTCGGCCTCTACTGCGGGCGCAACATCAGGAAGAGCTGGTAAGGCAGGAGTCTTGTCGAGCTTTGCGGCTTTCCGTGGCGGAGTCGAAGCAAATTCACCTTCAATAACATCCACCATTTCCTCCGGCGAATACATGCCGTGCAAACAGCCCGGGTATATAGTCCGAACACCCTCAGAGATACACCGAGACCGTTTCATGGCGGCCCCAAACTTGTGGTGCAAGTTGCCAAGTCCAGCAGCCTTAACGCGCTCATCGTCCCATGTGATAGTCACCGATCCGCCTTTCGGGTGAGTAAACTTGATAGTCACCTTTCTATCTGTATACTCCTGCACCTCTATCACCCCGTCAGCAGCTTGGAAGTTGGCTAGCATCACCTCGGCTTTTAAAGTTGGTACTGCGTTGCCCTTGAACTCCATCATGTGATACCGACGTGTCGCCGTCATCGGATGAAGCCCTTCGGCTTGTGCCAGGAGCATCAGCGATGCGGCCTTTTGTTTCGTATCAATACCTGGGAACATCTTTGACTCTGCGACGTAAACAGCCATTTTTTCAACGTCGTTAAGTGGTATTGTTGGTAAATTGTTGCTCATATTATTCCCCCTATTTTATTCTTAAACTCTTCCCCTCAACTGGCTTCATGTATGCCCAGTCGCATGTTTCCCCTTCCGGTAGCTCTTTCAGATACTTCGCTATCTCGTTCAACTTCGGGTCGTAGCTCACTTTCTGGAATTGGATCGGAACTGATTCTTCAAGCGGAATAACCAGCTTATCTTTCTTCTTAGCGAGCGACAATTTAACAAACTGCCCGTCAATCTTTTCACGTCCGCTAATCTGCATGTTGCGTATTAGGTACTTCTCAAGTCTCTCAGCCTTGTTTTCTGCGTCGCGGGCGTACTGAGCTACCCGCTGAGACTCCTTTCTTGCAGCTTCCGCAGTGGCTTCAAGCACCTTTATATACCGCGCGACCGACTCGGCTTTCACGTCGAACTCGTATCCCATCTCGCTCATGACACCGAACAAATCGCTTATCCGCCTATCTTTCTCCTCGTCCGAAAGGCTCGAATCGTCAACAACCCGATCGTAGCCCTCTATCAGTTTTTGCAGATCCTCACCTAACATCCAAAGTGTGTTGTTCATTGTCGTAACCCGTTTAAGTTTTCTCTCACAGTCTTGCCGTGCTCGCCTTTCAATTGATACGCCCTAAGCCCTAATTCCAGCACTTCAGCCAGTGGTATTTCCGTCATCTCGTGGCCTTCGCGGTGTAGCTCGATTACTAGCCGCTTACCGGGCGTTAGCTCGATATAGTCGCCGTTATCCGTAGTACCTTCGATTCTTGTTACTGCTTTTTTGTATTGTAGATTTTTCATGTTATCCCTTATCTGCATTTTTATTTGCGCTTATTTGCAATTTTCCAGAGCCTTGATTCCTGCGTACAACACTTCCGCTAAGTCAAAAACCTCGTTTTCCGGCTCATCATCGACTACGACCTTCGGGCTATTCGCTCGAATAAAACAGCCGATTGATCTCCCTTCGTATTCGCCAGTTAGAAAATTGGAATGTTCGTCAAATCGTAGGTTCGTGATGTATTCTTTTTTTGCGTGATATCTCATTCCCTATCCCCCAAAATAGCCCTTATCCCTGCGCTTAGAATTTCGTCTAAAGCCCACAAAATTGACGACTTCTCCCCGTCGTACCTAATCTCAAGCAGCTTGTCTTTGACCGTCAAATCACAATACACATGAGCGCCGTCTACACGGCCTACCAGATCGTTGCTTAAGCTGCCGTCCATGTGATTCGTGCCAAGTAGCACCGACAACCGTTCTTCGTTTCCGCATAATTCCATCATTTTTCAAAACTCCCCAAGAATTTAAATAGCCCCGATTGTCTTCGAGTAACCGACAGTTGCGACTCGGCTATAGTCTTACTCTCGACACCTTCCAGTTCGTCATTGTCATACCGATGCACTGTTGCAATAACTTCAATCGCGGCGTCTAGTTTATCTCTCGGCCGGTCGCGCTCGTGTCGTAGTATTCGGTTCACATTGTCTGCATACCCTGTATTCATGATTGCACTCCCATTTTAGTTAATTCCAGTACATACCACTTGCCGATTTCGCTACTGCCAAGATTTTTTGTTTTTAACTCCCATTCAACTCTCGACCTTACTTCGTGAGCTGGCTTGCCAAGCGCAAAAGCCGCTCGATTTATCGCGCCATCATGCGGCTTTTGAACTTCTGTAATTTGCCTAACCTTGCTCATTTTTTTTTCCTCTCGTGAAAACTTTCGCCATAACCGCAAATGATCCGACTTTTATTTGCTACCCTAAAATCACACGCGCACCTCTCATTCTGCTCCGAGTAGCACCACTCAACGCCCTTCGGCAGTGGTTCTTGTTTCGGTGCCTCTACTTTTTTTTCCTCTACTTGTTGCGGCATTAAAGCCGCCAAAATTGATTCAAACATGGTCCCTCAGATCTAAAGTTAAACTGTACAACTCAAGCCCCTGGCTCGGGGCGGTTTGACTACTTCTTTGCAGCCTTCTTTTTTGCTACTGGCTTCTTTGCTGCTGCTTTCTTGGCTACGACTTTTTTTGTCGCTACTTTTTTGCTCATTTTTATTTCCCATATTGGGTGGATAAGCCCACCGGGCGGGCCGCCTTAAGCAGCCAACCCGCTAGTCTTTTCAATCGCTTAACCAGCGATTTCTTCTACCCGTACCAAATTTTTTATTTTTCCGTTTGACAATGGTCGTCAAACTCTCTATTGTTAGAAGGTAACAGATTACTATTACGTAATGCAAGCAAAATAAATAAAAAAAGTAAAAAAGTAGGAGGCCCATGATTGCAAAGAAGCCGAAGCAGGGATTGGAGGTAGCATCAGTAAGGCTTCTCCCAGGAATGTTTAAAGAGATCAGTCGCATCGCTAAGACCGAAGGTAAGACTAGGAGCTCTATGACTAACTATTTGGTCGAAATAGGGCTAGCGGCTTATGGCAAAGGAGACGCTAAGGACGTTGCAGACCTAAGACGGAAGTTGAGGGAGATACAGATTATAATTGAGGCATAAAAAAAGGCCCGTGGGGGACACGAGCCTTTCAAGGTAGTATAGCGATTAGAACATAAACACAAAACGCGGACACGTAAGGATAATTTTAAAATATAATTGAGGCCTAAAAGAAGTATGACAAAGAAGAATGAAAAAAGAAAGCCATTTTTCGCGAATATCAATGAGGACGAATTTGATTTACTAACTAGGTTTGAAGGTAAGTACTTAATCAGGGTCCGGGCATTTTCGGCGATGGATCTGTACATGACCTACACTCATAAGCAGCTTGCGACAGAATGGGGTTGCGATGAGAGAACGGTGAGAATGGCCCGAGTCGGGTTGATTAAAAAAGGGTTCTGCACTTTAGTCGAGGATGGGAAAAGGCAGTACTTGACTCCGACTTATAAAGGCGGGTGCGGATCATTCCGATCCGATCAGGAGGACAAAACCGGATCAAAACGATCCGCGGATCGAAACGATCCGGATCAAT